CAAAAGTGATGAGTTCAGTATCTTTCCGCAATCTGAAAATTGACACATTTGAAATATGAAAGTTTCAACATCCGATTGTTCACTCATTTTTTTGTATTCAATAGGTTTTAACTTAATTCCTACATATCCATGTTGTCCTTCTATTCTTCTTGGTTTAAATCGTGTATCAAGGTAATTTTTAAGAGAATGAAACATTTCTTTTGTAGGTTTAATTTTATTCCATAATCTAAATCTACCTTCTAAATTAACTGATTTTTCTTCAACGTCAGTGCGAATAATACATGAGTTGGCTACAAAGTCGTTAAATTTTTGTGTTGTTTCGTCTTCTGGCAATAATACATTTTGATAAACTGATTCTTCTTTTTTTAATTCAAAATTATACTTTTCTTTATACTCATTAAAGTTATTATTTAAATTAATTAATTGAATATTTTTGTTGGATAATTCTTTTTCTAATTTAATATTTTTTTCGTTTAATAATGCGTTTTCTTTTTCTAATTCTTCATTTCTATTAGTCAATTTATGAAAATTTTCAATACTATACATTTTCATATGTATAATGTCTTTTATATATTTGGTTAACTTATCAATTGTAAAATTTGAATTGTTATAAGCTATTATTTCGGTTTTATTTTTACCGTTGACTTGAATAGTTCTAATATATTTTTTAATTTTAGGGTCAGTTTTAATTAAATTTTCAATTTCTACTTTATTTTGAACTTTAAAAGCGTTTACTAAATTAAAATTATTATAGTGTTTATGATGATATTGAACTCTAACCGATAAATCATTTGTATGTCCAAATTTCATTAATGTTTCGTGTTGTTCATTTGTATCATCGATAGTACCAAAATAAATGCATTCAGTATTGACGGGAAATTGAGAAATAATCGCTTTTTCAATTTCTTTTAATTTTTCTTTCTTTAACTGATTTTTCTCCTCTTCTGCGGTTTGTTTTGTTTCTAGTAGAATTTTATCTTTTTCTTGCAATTGGAGTTTCAATTGCAAGGACTCTTCTTCCAAAACTTCGTGCAACAATTCTTCTAATTTTATAAAATAATTGTGTATTTGTTTAGCTTTTTGAGTTTCAGATAAAAGACAAAATAATTTGAACGTTCTAATATTCATAATAACAGTTTTTTTATTATGTCCTCCCCATTTTTCATTTTTTGAACTTGCTTTTCCTTCTTGAGGAGCAAGATTTTTATAATCATTATTAATTATAAAATGTTTTTCTAAAATTCTTTCTGCATTATATTTTTGACTAAATCCCAACCATTTCCACACATTATCTAAGTCAATAACAAAATCATTTTTAGGATGATAATTTAAATAACAATAAAAGCTAGTTAAAAATAATTTTTGTTCGTCATCTGTAAATTCATTTTTAATTTTATTCAATAACTTATTATTATAATCGCTATTTAGCTTTATAATAGGGTTTGTTTCAATTAAACTAATGATATCAAGTTTTTCCATATTATAATTTATAATCAAAATATCTCTTTAAATTATTATATTTTGGTTTTATTTTTTAAAACAAGATTTTCAAAACCAAGATATTACCATTTATTAACCTTTTTAACACTAATTCGAGGTCCTCCACCTCGTTTCTTAGTCTTGGAAGGGTCATATTGTTCTTCTTGGTCTTCTTCGGGCATTCCCTTAGACAATTCCCAGAATTCCTTTGAGCCTAATCTGAAGTCATTATGTGCATCAGCTTTATAATAAAATACTTGGTCGTTAAGTTTATTAGATTTAGAGTTGTTGTTAATAACAAGACACTCATAATTTTCAGTGCACTGATCCATCACCTGACAAAATGCTTCAAAAGTAGGAAACATACCAGCATAATTTTCATAAATTCGTTTTCTATTAGCAATGTAATTTTCTCTCAAAATAAATACATAATCTATGTTGGTTCTCAGTGTGGGAGGGATGCCTAATGGATATTGCATCGTGATGACTAACATGACCTTCCAGTGTCTACCATTCATAAAAAGTAAACGCATAAGCTTATCACGAGACCATGTATTATCGTATAAACAATCATCAAGAATTACAAATGCGCGCGGGTCGATTGTTGTGCGTTTATATGTCTCCATTTCCTTCTTGACCTGTTTTAATACGGTGCGTTGGCGTTTCAAAATATTCTCAATAATAGCAGAGTTATATTCATTGTGTATAAATAACCTCGGCACCATTTTTCCATAAAATCCGTTGCCTTCTTCAGTTCCCGATATAACAGTACCAATTGGGATATCTTGTTGGTACCATAATAAATCACGGACTAAAAAACTCTTACCTGTGTCACGCTTACCAATTAAAACAACAACAGGACCTTTATTTTCATTTGGCTTAAACTGAATACTTTTCATGTCGAATTTTTTAAGTTCAAGGGTCATTTTATACTATTTAAAAAAGAAATTTAATTTTATTTAAACGCTAAATAATTTTAATATTAAGAAATCTTTAGAGAGATTAAATCTATTCTCTCAATAATTAGTTAAAAACACATTTAATTTATATCTTAAATAGCTAAAGATGATAAGCATTAATTATCAAAAGAGGAAGAATACCGAATTATTCAAACGTTTTGAAGAGTCTGACTCACTTTTTCTCTCCAAAATTCAAAACTATATACCTATTTACACAAGATTTTTTAATTTGAATGATACGAATTATAATAGCATCAATCTCAATAATAAATGGTATATATCAAATATTGAGCCAAAAGGAGATTCACGTGATAATGAAGAAGAAGTAAATCATAATTTGTTTAATTGTAGAATAAAAAATATCGAAACTAATAAGGTAAAAGATAAAGAAGTGTTTTTTAAATTGGCGCCACTTCTAGACCCATATAAATATATGATTGGTAAATATGACATATCTAATCAAAAACTATTTAATCTTCCAAAAATTAATTCAACTACAGAAGATTGCAATGCTAAATTTATTGATTGTAATAATGCTGGATATGTAGATGGTATGTTTATATTTTTATCAAGTCAGTTACGTCATACTTATAAATTTATTAATGGTATTGATTATTATGGTTCATTTTTGGCAATTAAAAATGATTTTAAATTGAATGTTTTTGATGATATTGATTACTTAAATAACTCAGAATTTTTCAATAAAAATAAAAATCAATTATTTAAAATTGATGACTACGACCATTTATTTCAACAAGATTCTGCAAAATTAAAACCTATAACAATTGGTAATAATGTAAGCTTAAAATCTTTAAATTCTGTAAATAATGAGTTATTTGAAGATATTTTTGATGATAGTTTAAACACAGAAACCTTAGGTTTGAATGATTTGAGAGAAATGTCAATTGATTTGATTGACTTAACAAATACAAATATTTTAACAGACCATCAAGTCACCCTTAAATCGAGTTCGACATGTTCGTCTCGTTCATCTTATACAAATGACGAAGACGCAGAAGAATGCGAAAATTGCGATGGATCAGAAGTTTTTGATTCAGATTCAGAGAAAATAGATGAAAAAAATAGCAATGGTGATAATGATGGTGATTGGACAGATGCAAGTGATGATGATGAAGAGTTTGAGGAGGAGAGAATAGAAGTAACAATTCCGAGATTTCCTGTTCAAGTTATTGCTATGGAGTACTGCGAAAATACGTTTGATGATTTGATATTAACACAGGATTTAACTACAGAAGAATGGTTATCGGCATTCATGCAAATAATAATGATTTTAATTACATATCAAAAGGCTTTCAATTTTACTCATAATGATTTGCATACAAATAATGTAATGTATAATCATACAGATAAGAAATTTTTGTATTATTGCTATAAGAAAAAGTACTACAAAGTGCCAACATTTGGTCGTTTATTTAAAATAATCGATTTTGGTCGAAGCATTTTTAAATTTGATGGTAAATTGTTTTGCAGTGATAGTTTTCAAACTGGGGGAGATGCCGCTACTCAATATAATACTGAACCATACTTTAATGACAAGAAACCTAGATTAGAACCAAATCCAAGTTTTGATTTATGTCGTTTAGCTTGTTCTATTTTTGATTATATTATAGATGATTTTGAAGAAATGAAAGATTTGAGTAAAATAACAGACCCTATTAAACATCTTGTATTTGAATGGTGTCTAGATGATAAAGGTATTAATATGCTTTACAAGAATAATGGTGTAGAGAGATATCCGGAATTTAAGTTGTATAAAATGATAGCTAGATGTGTTCATTATCATACCCCACAAGCACAATTAGAACGACCAGAATTTGATGCATTTTCAAAATTTAATAATGGAGATATTAAGAATATAGATGAAGTAATTGATATTGATAAAATTCCTTCGCATATTTAAAATCAAAAATTTTTTATAGTTAATTCATAATAGATAATATTTATATATATTATGAGTAATTTATATGGATTTATTATAACTAGGCATGTAAACTCTGCAAAAACAAATAATTATTGGAATCACTGTGTAAAACTTTTAAGAACCCTATATCCTTATAGAAAAATTGTAATTATAGATGATAATAGTAATTATGAGTATGTAAAGGCTGAATTTGAATATAAAAATATAGAAATAATTCAATCCGAGTTTAAAGGAAGAGGTGAGTTATTGCCATATTATTATTTCTTAAAACATAAATTTTTCAAAAATGCTGTAATAATTCATGATAGTGTATTTTTTCACAAACGAATAGCATTTGAAAAATTAAATGGTATGAGTGTGTTACCTTTATGGTTCTTTTATCCAGATAAAGAGGATGTCGAAAATAGAAAAAGAATTATGCGATATTTAAAAAACTACCAAACGCTTGATAGCAAACTATCAAATGATACTATTATAGGGTTGCCTCATGACAAATGGTTTGGATGTTTTGGTGTACAGTCTTATATAAGTTTGGGTTTTTTAGAAAGAATAGAACATAAATATGGCATAACACAATTGGTATCAGCAGTTAGTCGCAGAATAGATAGATGTTGTCTAGAGAGAATACTTGGTTGCATATTTTTTACAGAATATCAAAATATAATACGTCAAAAATCCTTATTTGGCGACATTATGAAATATCAAACATGGGGCTATTCGTATGATGAATATATGGTTGACTTAAAAAAAGGCACTATAAAAGCCCCAGTGGTCAAGGTTTGGACCGGGCGTTAATTAGTAAATGTTTTGCTTGACGATGTACATGAACCGCCTGTATATTTGACATCATATTTTATACTGTTTTTGGTTTTGTTTTAGTGGTCGATGAATAATCGAAAGACCATGATAAATCTGCATAATCAACCCCTTTTGAAGTAATACATGTGTAAATACTATCTTCAAAGGTGTAAATTAATAGATATATTTTTATAATTATATAATAATTTAAAACGTAGGATTGTCTGTAAAAACTGGAGTTACTTTTTTACCACCACCGCTACTTTCCATTGCTGTATTCAATTGTTCCATAACAAAATTAGCTACTATTACACTAAAATAAACTATAAGAGCATCTCTAATTAGTAATTTTAATGGCTTACTTTCTTTTTCAATATATCTCATTTCTAAGAATTTTGCCAAGAAAAATGTGACCGCAATCACACCTGCTACTACAAATACACTTGCCATTTATTAAACTACTTAAGAACAATCTTAGAACATATTTTACGCATTTTATTCTAAAACTTCAATTTCATCAATTAATAAATCTGGTAATAAGTCCAACTTTGGCTCCTCAATATTATGAACATCTAAATTATCCAAACTAAAAGGTTGGTCTGAAATATTCAATCTAATATTATCATCGTCATCCTCTTGTTCGCGTTTTCTTTGTTCATATCTTATCGCACTAATCTCTTCTAGACGTTCGATATTTTTTGGAGCAGGTATTTGAGATATTCCATTGTCAGTTTGCACATAATCTATATCATTGAAACTGATACCTTTTTGTACTGGTTGTTCAGGAATACCTTCAGCAACAACTTGAGAATTAGCAGGTGATTTTATTGGCTCATGTGTTACTTCTTCTTTCACTTCTTCAATAACATCTTCTTCAACTGACTCGTCCATGTATGCCTTTAAAATTGCTTCAACCGGAATACTTTCTCTCAACGTATTTAAAATGCATTCTTGTACAATAATTTCCAACTCTCTATAGTTTTTTTGTACTTGTAATGGTTGGATATTTAATTCAAATAGATATACATTTTTATATACTTTTCTAGCTACACTAATATATACTTTATGGATGAAATCATCTAATTTAGGTATATTGATATCAATCTTTTTTTGTTTTTGTCCGACACGCATGGCAGTTAAAATTTTAAGCTGAATGATATGAACACATGTTACTAAATCTTCTAAATAATTACATCCTGATTTTTCGCAAATTCTTTTTTTCTCATTCTCAACAATCTGTTGATTCCATTTTGGAATTCTGGAGATTAAATTTTGAAATGTCATAAGATATTTATCCATTTCATTATTGTCTTTGCAAAGTTTAACCGATTCTTCAAGAATAGATTTATAACCATCAATAACTAAAGGTGTTAATAAGGTAACCAATCTGGATCCCCATTCATTTTTAGACTCATGAAGCGCACTAACATTGAAATCGTCCATTTACATAAAACTTATATTTTCTAAACATAATTCTGAACTAAAAAAAATGAAATTTAAAATAAACAAAAACAATAATTTTTCGTTTCTAAATTCCCTCCTAACACGATTAAAACAAATCAGCAATTCATAACGTTTTTCTTCTGATATATTTGCTTTCAAAAAATTAGGATTTTCTAATAATGTCAATACATCTAAAGCACTATAACCTTTTTCATATAATTTTGTACACAAATTCATTAAATCTTCTAATGTTATATTTTTATTAATTTTTGTCAATTCTTTTGACAATGTTAATTTTTTTTGGATTTTTAAATCTTTCATTTTAAATACTTCATTTAAATTGTATCTGTACAAATTAATTATTTGACCATTAAGAACTGGTTCAGGAACATATATCTCGCAGAATCTTGAGAGAATTGGCTTCATCAAATTGTATTTATCTTCAGCTACAATAAAAAAACGTGTATTATGACTAAATAACTCAATACATCTCCTGAGAGCAGATTGTGCATCCATCGTTAGTTTATCTGCATTTAATAGTATAATACTTTTAAAAGTATTTCCGCCATTTGAGTTAATATGTGTCTTTGCAAAAAATTTTAATTCTTCCCTAATAAATTTGATACCTTTTCCATGTGAACAATTAACATACATAACAAATGATTTTATCTTCTCTCTATCATTGTCATAAATTTTGTTAATAAATTCATTAACGATAGAACGTTTTCCACTCCCTGATGGCCCATGAAATATGATATTGGGAATTTTATGTATTTCATGAAAGTAATTTAATTTTTCTTTTATAGATTGATGTATATTTAATGACATTTAAGTTACTATATTTTGAGTAGTCTTTTTATATTTAAATAGAACGTATTAATTTAAATATAAATTTAACTCATCACTTATTTAATAAGTATGTTTTTTTAAATTTATAATATTGTTCATAACTCATTAATATCAAAATTTTCTTGTTCGACACGAGTCATTACTTGTAAACCATCTCTTAATGTTACATCAAATGGTGTTACTTTATTTAATTTTGCTTACAAATTTATTTAATAGTATCTTGTCGGTTTGAACAAATTCCATAAAAGAAGTGGCGCATTTTGGATAAATACTCATTTTACTAGTTATAAGAATTTGACATTTTACCCCATTTAGCATTTGTGTTTAAACAGAACTAGTCAATGAATGAGTATAAGGATTATTCTTAAAGGCTGTTAATATATCTGGATTTATTCTATCGCAACCAGCACATTCATTATAGTATTGTGGAGCATGAATTGCGCCGTAAGTTTGAGCAGAAGGAGGTAGTCCAGATATTCTTGAAAATGCAGGATTAACTCTTCCTGAAAATCTATCACAATCATCTTTGCAATGTATATTCATTTGCTGGTTAAATATTTGAGTGCCACCTTGATTAGGTCTATTATAAATAGTCTGAGATTTAATATCATTATTGTGTTGTCTATAAGCTGCGTCATAATTCATATC